GAATTTTTAACGGGTGCGGAGCTACGGGTGAAAGAGTACTTTTTCAGGAATTGGAGGTTGAAGACGAATGGTGGAAAAGCACCGGAATTTTGTGCAGGCCTATCTGCAGTGCTTCGACGCCGCCGAGGCCGCGCGGCGCGCGCAGTGCGGGGCAGACGCACTGGCCCGTCCCGCCGTCCGCCGCGAGCTGGCCGCCCAGCGCAGCCGGGGCGTGCCCGGCCGGGAGGACGCCCTGCGCAGGCTGGCGCAGATCGCCTTCGGGCGCGCGAACGACTGCGTCCGCCTTGTGCTCGAGGACGACCCGCCCATCGGCGAGCTGGACCTGACGCTGCTGTCCGAGGTGAAGCGCAGCGAAAAGGGGGCCATCGAGGTGCGGCTGGCCGACCGCATCCGCGCCCTCGAGGAGCTGCTGCAGGCCGGGGCGGCGGACGACGGCGCGGCCGCGGCGTTCTTCGCGGCGGTGGAGGAGCCATGATGCGATTCTCGGCCAAGCAGCGCCGCGTGCTGACGTGGTGGCGGCCCGACAGCCCGGACGCTGCGTTTGAGGCCATCATCTGCGACGGAGCGGTGCGCTCGGGCAAGACGCTGTGCATGGGGCTGAGCTTCTTCCTGTGGGCGAGCGCCTGCTATAGCGGCGCGCGGTTCGGCCTGTGCGGCAAGACCATCGCCTCGCTGCGGCGCAACGTCGTTACGGAGCTGCTGCCGAAGCTGCAGGCCATCGGCTTTTCCGTCCGGGAGCGGCGGACGGAGAACCTGCTGCAGGTCAGCTACCGCGGGCACACGAACGAGTTCTACCTCTTCGGCGGGCGGGACGAGGGCTCCGCCGCCCTCATTCAGGGCATCACGTTCGCGGGCGTGCTGCTCGACGAGGTGGCGCTCATGCCGCGCAGCTTTGTGGAGCAGGCCTGCGCGCGCTGCTCCGTCACGGGCAGCCGCCTGTGGTTCAACTGCAACCCCGAGGGGCCGTACCACTGGTTCTACACGGAGTGGATCGGCCACGCGGCGGAGCGGAACTGCCTGTACCTCCACTTTACGATGGAGGACAACCCCGCGCTGTCGCCCGATATCCGCAGCCGTTATGCGCGGCTGTACTCCGGCGTGTTCTACCGCCGCTTCGTGCTGGGCCAGTGGGTGGCGGCTGAGGGCCGGGTGTATGACTTCTTCGACGCGGCAAAGGCCCCGCCGCCGCCCGAGGGGCCGTTCAACCAGTGGTACATCTCGTGCGACTACGGCACGGTCAACCCGGCGTCCTTCGGGCTGTGGGGGCGGAAGGACGCCGTGTGGTACCGCGTGAAGGAGTTCTACTTCGACTCGAGGCGCGAGCAGCGCCAGATGACGGACGCGGAGTATGAGCGGGCGCTGCGGGAGCTTGCGGGCGGGCGGCCCATCGCGGCCGTCATCGTCGATCCGTCGGCTGCGAGCTTCCTTGAGACGCTGCGGCGTAACGGCTGGAACGTCCGCCGGGCGGACAACGACGTGCTCAGCGGCATCCGCCGCACGTCGGACCTGCTCAAATGCGGCAGGCTCGTGCTGTGCGACACCTGCACGGACTGCCTGCGCGAGATCGAGCAGTATGTCTGGGACCCGAAGGCCGGGCGCGACGCCGTGCGCAAGGAGCACGACCATGCCATGGACGACATGCGCTATTTCGTCTCGACGGTGCTGGCCCCGCAGCGCCCGGCCCTGGCCGCGTGCACGGCGATCCGGAGGGCGTAGGTCTGGCAGGGCTGCTGTAGGGGAAAGGCTGTCCACGCCCGGCACTGCACCGCCGATTTGTACAGGCTGTCAGTAAAATGGTAAAAGCCAAAGGTTTGTCATTGCGAGGCCCCGAAGGGGCCGTGGCAATCTCGGGAAGGCAGTTACGATTTCGCCGATGGCTTTCCCACGATACGGTCGAGTACTGCGAGATTGCACCCCAAGGGCACTTCCTCGCGCTGCGCGCTCAGGGCGCCACGTCGGCCTGCGGCCTCCTCGCAATGACAATTCGGGGGCGCTCACCATTTTGACGGCGGTTTGTACGGACTGCAAGTGCGTCGCCGGGAGGGGACAGCCCGGCCCCTACCATGGCGTGAACGAAATCAAAGGCGCGTGCAAAATCAAGGGAAGCTCTGAATTGATCAACAAGAGCGGATGGCGAGAGATTTTTTGGCAAGGCGAGGTATGGAAAACGCAGGAATACTTTGTGTATTTCAAGTTTTTCATACCGATGGATTGCCGAAAAAGATCCGGCATCCGCCGCAGATGATCGATTCAGAGTTTCCCCCAAGTAAAGGAGGAAAAACATGTTTCGAAAAAAGCAGAGCGTCGCGGCGGCGGCGGCGCAGCTGCGCGGCGGGACGCAGAGCCCGTTCGGCGCGGGCCTTCCGGCCGTCCCGCCCGGCGAGGCGCAGCTCTACCGCGCCATGCGGCAGTCGCTTCCCGTGCTGGATGCGGCCATCGGCAAGCTTGTGCGGCTGAGCGGCGGCTTCACGGTGCGAAGCGCCCAGCGGGAGACCGCGCTGAACGAATTCCTGCGGACCGTTCCGTGCGGGCGCGGGCAGACCGGCATCCACAGCTTTCTCTCGGCCTATCTCGACAGCCTTCTGACCTACGGCCGGGCCGTCGGCGAGATGCTCGTGGCGCAGGGCGACCTGCGGGCCGTGTGCTGGGGCGATGTGAACGCGCTGGAGATCCGGGAGGGGCGATCGCCCCTCGAGGTTGTGCTGTGCGGCTGCGATGAGGACGGCCGGATGCGGCCGCTGCCGCGGCAGGAGCTGCTGCTGTTCACGGCGCTGAACCCGGAGCCGGGCAGCCCCTATGGCGTCTCGCTGCTGCGCAGTATGCCGTTTCTCGCGGACATCCTGCTGAAAATTTACCGCACGATCGGAAAAAACTGGGAGCGCGCGGGGAATGTGCGCTATGCCGTCGTCTGCAGGCCGGGCGGCGACGGGATGGAGCGCGGCTCCGCCTCCGAGCGGGCCGGGGCCATCGCCGCCGAGTGGAGCGAGGCCATGCGCGACAGCCAGAGCGGCGTTGTGCGCGACTTTGTGGCCGTGGGCGACGTGTCCGTCAAGGTCATCGGTGCGGACGGGCCGGTGCTTGACGCGGCCGTGCCCGTGCGCCAGCTGCTCGAGCAGCTCGTGGCAAAAACGGGCCTGCCGCCGTTCCTGCTCGGCCTGAGCTGGTCGAGCACGGAGCGCATGAGCGCCCAGCAGGCAGATCTTCTGACAAGTGAGCTCTGGGCGCTGCGCCGCGCCGTCGAGCCGGTGCTGCTGCGCATCTGCACGCTGTGGCTGCGCCTGCACGGCTGCGGCTGTGCGCCGGAGATCGTCTGGGACGACATCAGCCTGCAGGACCTCGTCGAGGAGGCGCAGGCGGACCTGTACCGCGCCCGGACGGAACAGCTGAGAAAGGGGACATAACATGGAGATTCGCAAGGAGGGCGGGCTGCGCGGCGCGGGAGCGCCGGACGAGGCCCGGCTCGCAAAGATCAACGCCTATGCGCGCACGCCGCTCACGGCGGAGGCCGTCTACTGCTTCCGCGTGCGCCTGTGCGACGACCGGCCCGACCGCGACTTTGAGCGCTTCGACACGGCGGCCCTGCCGCGCATGGCGGAGCTGTTTCGCGGCAAGACCGGCATCTGCGACCACCAGTGGTCGGCCGACCGGCAGGTCGCGCGCATTTTTGACACGCAGGTCGTCCGCGAGGACGACGGCGCGAGCTGCCTGATGGCCGAGGCCTATGCGCTGCGCACGGAGCGCAACGCCGACCTGATCGCGGACATCGAGGGCGGCATCAAGAAGGAGGTCTCCGTCGGCTGCGCCATGGGGCAGGCGCGCTGCTCGATCTGCGGCGAGCCCTACGGCACCTGTGCGCACCGCAAGGGCGCGGTCTATGACGGCGAAACGTGCCTGGCCGTGCTCTCGGAGCCGCTCGATGCATATGAATTTTCCTTCGTGGCGGTCCCGGCGCAGCGGGCGGCGGGCGTGACGAAGGCAGGAAAGGAGGAATATGGCATGACACTGCAGGACTGTGTGGCAAAGCACGGCTCACCGGAGCTTTCGGACGCCCTGCGCAGGCTCTCGGCCGAGGCAGAGCTGGGCCGCGCCTGGCGAAAGCAGCTTGAGGACGGGCTGGTGGCGTTGGGGCTGTCGCTCGACCTCGGGGCCTCGGAGCAGACGCTCCGCACGGCGGCCGCCGCGCTGGATGACGGCCAGCTGCAGGCGTGGAAGGCCGCGCTGGACCGGCGCGCCGCGGAGCGCTACGGCGGCGGGCCGCAGCTGGTAAGAACGCAGGGAAGCGGCAAGGACGACGAAGCCTATCTGATTTGACGAGAGGCTTCCATCGGAAACGGCATGTTTCAGAAATTCGGGCCTTCTGGGCCCCATGGGCAGAACCGGAATATGAAAGGAGAATCAGGCAATGGCAATTTTTCATCAGGAGCTGGGTCAGGTCTGCACGACGATGTATCTGCAGGGCAGCGCAGCGGACAACACGGTGTGCAAGATGCACGCCAACGATACCGTTGCGGCCTGCGCGGCGGGCAATGACTTCATCGGCGTGGTCGTGGGCAAGCGCGACGGTCTGGCCTGCGTTCAGGTTGCGGGCTTTGTGACGCTGCACTACACCGGCACGACGGCCCCGACCGTGGGCGAGTGCGCGCTGGCGGGCGACGGCAAAGGCGGCGTGGCCGTGACGGAGAATGCGAAAAAGTACCGCGTCCTCCGCGTGGACACCGCCGCGAAGACCGTCGGCCTCTATCTGTGAGTCGGAAAGGAGAAACGAACATGGCATTTGACAACATTCATCTCGAAAAGGGCATGTATCACGAGGCCGGCCGCAGCTTCACACAGGTGCTCGAGCAGCTCGACCCCTCCGAGGGCTACCGCGGCACGCCGCTGGAGAACACGGATGCCTTCCAGCGCCAGCTCAAGCGCTTCGGCATCCGCGTAAAGGGCGCGGGCTCGGACACGGTGGAGAAATTCTTCTCCACGTTCGAATCCGCCGTGCTGTTCCCGGAATTCCTGGCCCGCGCCGTGCGCCAGGGCATGGACGAGGCCAACATCCTGCCCGCCATCACGGCGACGGTCACGCGCATCGACGCCATGGACTACCGCAGCATCTACTCCGTGCCGGAGGAGGCCGACCGCAGCCTTGCCTATGTGGCAGAGGGCGCTTCCATCCCCGCCACGGCCATCCGCACGCGCGAGCACCTCGTCCGTCTGTACAAGCGCGGCAGAATGCTCGTGGCGTCCTATGAGGCCCTGCGCTTCCAGAAGCTCGACCTGTTCTCTGTCATGCTGCGCCAGATCGGCGCGCAGATC